TACCGATACAGGGTTCTATCGGGAGGGATATAACAGAGTACAGATTTCTGCTGGAGGAAAACAGGTTGCTAGGTTTGATTCTAGCGGAGACATCAGCTTCTACGAGGACACAGGCACAACGGCTAAGCTGTTCTGGGATGCTTCTGCGGAGTCTTTGGGTATTGGTACTAGTTCGCCTAGTGCTAAACTTCATGTTTTGTCCGCAGGTAATGGTGAGATAAAAGTAGAAAGGGCTAGTGGCGCTTTAATAAATATACAAGCACAGTCTGCAAAAGGAATTATAGGAACTGACAGTAATCACGATTTAGGATTAAAAACTAATGGGGCCGTTAGGCTGACTATTGACACATCAGGCCGCGTGGGTATTGGTACAGCTAGCCCTTCAGAGAAGTTATCCGTAGATGGTAACATTACAACCACAGGTGATGTTAATCTTACAGCGGGTGCGAGCGATTGGTCGTTTAATGTTGTAGGTAACGACTTGGTGATTAGCTACGGTGGTGCAAACAAAGCCAAGCTAGACACAAGCGGCAATCTAACTGTTGTAGGCAATGTAACAGCTTACGGTTCTATCTAATGGCTTTGCCTAGTAGCGGTACTATAACCCTTAATGAAATACACATAGAAGCTGGAGGGTCTTCAGGCTCTCTTGCAACTATTAATGATGCCGACATTCGTGCTTTGATTGGTAAAGCTGATGGTGCCACTATGTCTTTCAGTGAGTGGTATGGTGCAAGTGCTGGAATAGCTGTAACTGTTACTGAAGGTTCTGCTATCTTTACTTCAGCAGCATACTATGGGTTTAGAGAAGAACAGAATCCAGACGTTGGCTCGGTATCTCCTACAAGCTTAACTTTTGATGGTAAGACTCATCCTGTCCGTGACGCATATCGCAGAGTAAATAGAAGCGGCGGCACAAACGATGACAGTACATCTGCATTCTGGTTTATCCTATACAACGCCTCTGACGGCACTGTACCTGCTGACGATTGGTTTTCCTCCCTTGCCTTACAAACATCAGGAGCTTCAGCTACTCTGACTCCAGCCGAGGCTACAATCGTTACGTCAGGTTCTGGAGCAACTGGTCGTAAAGAGTGGAGATTCTTTTCTAGTGACTTTACAGCTACTGAGCTAACAAACTTTTCTACTCAGTGGGATGGTTCCGGTACGTCAACAGTAACTTTTACAGAGTAATTAAATGACTATTATATTGAACTACGACACTCCCGCCGAAGGTCAAGTTAGACTCGCAGGAACTTATGAGGCAGGTGAAACTTCTGGTTCTTTTTCTTGTCCTGTTTTGTACAACTCTGAGGGGCAGGACATGGTTACAACAGAAGCTCGCACAAGACTTACCATACAGGAATCTTTAGATTCTGAACTTACTTAATTTTAAAGAAAATAAAAAAGGAATAACATCATGGCAGTAACTTGGACAATCGCAACCCTAGAACGAAACACTGATGACGGTGTTGTAGTAGCTCATTGGCGCGCATCAGACAGCGAAGTAGTCGGCTCTGGTGATGACGCTGTAACACACTCAGGTAGCTCTTACGGCACTGCTAGCTTTACTCCTGACGCAGGCGCTGAAGGCTATGTAGCTTATGCAGACCTTACTGAAGAAGCCGTAGTAGGCTGGGTACAGGCTGACGTAGATGCTGAGTCTATTGAAGCTAGTATTGCTAGTCAGGTTGCAGAGTCTAAAGCTCCAGCAATTAGTGTCGGAACACCTTGGTGAACACCCTAAACTTTAAAGGAAATAAAAAATGAAATATTTATTAGTATTAACAGCATTCGCATTGACAGCCTGTAACACCTTTAATGCCGCAGTAGACGGCTCACAGATGATTGTAGACAGCACTGTTGACTCGGCGCAGTCTATGGTTTCAGATACCGCTAAGGGTATTGGGGCTGGCTCTGCTACATTTGTTGACGGGATTGCCGCTGACATTCGAAAAGCGTCTGAATAAGCTCACTATCTTTACGGTAAAAAATAATGGCTACAGTTAGAGAAATGGAAGTTAAGCTAAACGGGCATGAAAAAGAGTGCGCCGTTAGATATGCCAATATAGAAAAGCAATTAGACCAAGGCAATGCCAAGTTTGACAAAATTAATACTCGATTTGATGCTATTGATAAGCGGTTGTGGCTTCTTTATCCTTTTGTGCTAGTCTCTCCCTTCCTAGAGAAGTTATTTCAATGAGTATATTCAACTCTTTAATAGCGCCCGTAACTGGTCTTCTTGACAAGTTTATTCCTGATGCCGACACCAAGCAGAAGATAGCGCACGAGCTGGCGACTATGGCCGAACGTCACGGTCAGCAAATCGCGCTTGCTCAGATTAAGTTAAACACCGAAGAGGCCAAGGGTAACTGGTTTCAGAGTGGATGGCGGCCTGCAACTGGCTGGATTTGCGTTGGCGGTTTTGCCGTAAACTTTCTAATTTCGCCATTAGCTGCTGGAATTGGCGTTGATATACCCCAGGCAGACACCTCAACAATGCTACCAGTTCTAATGGGTATGCTTGGTTTAGGTGGGCTTAGAACTGTTGAACGATTGAAGGATAAAAAATAATGGCTAAAGCACCTAAAGAAAAAACCTACTTCAAAGCCAAAGAGCTGACCTGCAAATGCGGCTGCAATACAGTCGAATTTGATCTTGGCTTTCTGGCTACCTTAAATTCAATCCGTAAAGAGTGCGGCTTTAGCTTTCCCCTGTCATCTGCTTACCGATGCCCGTTACACCCCATAGAAGCGCGTAAACAACGTCTAGGGGCGCATACAACCGGAAAGGCGGTAGATGTGTTATGTTCGGGCGTAAACGCCTTAGAAGTCATTAGAGTGGCTCAGAAACACGGTATACAGAGAATTGGCGTACAACAGAAAGGCGGCGGCAGGTTTATACACATAGATGCCTGTACCGAAGAAGAAGGTTTCCCCCCGGCTATCTGGTCTTACTAAATTACCCGACAAGACTAAAGCCCCTTAACCGGGGTTTTTTTTCGCACTTAATTTAACGATATGTATTAAAAGGCTTTACATTGTAAAGAGAAACAGGCATAGTATCGCTTCATTCAACGAAACAAGGGTTACAAAATGAATTATTCAAAATGGGTAGAGGAGTTTGAGTTAGCACTGGGCAAGCTAGACCACAGCAACAAGGACGCTTATGCAGCATACATGGAAATGGCTTTTTGGGCGCAAAATGCTTGCCCTAACCCTGAGCCAGATGCTGAGGAGTGTGAAAGAATTTATAGTAGTGTAATGAGTTCTATTGACGAGCAAGATTTGGGTGACAAGCCTTTTTATAAAGATGTCTACTGTATAAAGCATGGCTTCTAATCTAACCGCCCCTTCGGGGGCATTTGCTGTAGGAGGCAACATGGGAATCAACGAGTTAAACGACCTAGAGCGCGGCGAGCTAGACTGCGTGATTGGTTATCAAGCCTTAGAAGGGCAATCAGACGCTTACGATATAGGTTATGGTGAGCAGTACCAGAAAGAACAGACTGTAGGAGGTCAATAAATGAAAGCATCAGAATCAATCAATGAGCTGGCAGCAGCTCTATGTAAAGCCCAGGGCGAGATGGGCGGGGCAGTTAAGGACTCATCCAACCCGTTTTTTAAATCAAGCTATGCGGATCTAACGTCAGTTATCAAGGCCATCAAGCAGCCCTTCGCTGATAACGGACTAAGCTATACGCAATTCCCTACTAACTTTGGCGACCGTATTGGTGTGGTAACTATGCTAATGCACACTTCGGGTCAGTTTCTTCAAATGGAATATACCCTGCCAACTGTTAAGCAAGACCCCCAGGCTGCTGGCGCTGCCATAACCTACGCAAGACGGTACGCTTTACAGTCAATGGCAGGCATCCCAACCGCTGACGATGACGCAGAATCTGCAATGCTTAGAGGCGATCACAAGAACCCTTTGAGTGCTGATCAATCTGCACAAATTAAAGCCTTGCTTGAGGAAACTGGCACAGATGTTGCCAAGTTCTGCAAGTGGTTAAAGGTTAGCTCGGTAGATAAGGTCTTGGCTATTCACTACGACAGAGCAGTTGCCGCGCTTGAAGCCAAGAAATGATTATCTTAGATCACGAACAGGGAACGGAGGAATGGCTTGCTGCTCGATTGGGCAAGCCGTCTGCCAGTAACTTTTCTAAGCTGATTACCATGACTGGTAAGCCATCATCATCTGCTGACAAGTACATCGACCTACTTGTGGCAGAACGCCTCACAGGTAAGTCTGAGCCGTTTTACACCAATGACCATATGGCACGCGGCAACGAGCTAGAGCCAGAAGCGCGTGAAGCCTATGAGTTTATATCAGGCAACATGGTTACAGAGCATGGGTTTATTCTTGATGACTCTGGAGAGTTTGGCTGTAGTCCTGACGGGTTGATTGAAAGTGGTGGATTAGAGATTAAGTGCGCGGCTCAGAGTACGCACGCTGGCTACTTGAGAGATTCACAGATAGGCGTTAAGAAATATTATCATCAGATACAGGGCTGCATGTGGGTATGTGATCGCCAGTGGTGGGATTTGTTTTTATATCACCCAGAAATGTCTCACGTTTTGGTGAGAGTAGAAAGAGATGAACAGTTTATCGAAGCCCTGGCCATTGAAGTAGAAAAGGCCGTTAATGTTATTTTAAACCAAGTGGAGAAGCACCAATGAAAACAGTAGGAATCGCGTTAAATATCAACCTTAGCAAGCTAGAAAAGAAGCGTTTTGTAACGGGCAAGAATGGCACCTATGCTGATTTAACCGTCTTTGTTGACCTGTTAGAGCTTGACCAGTACGGCAACAGCGGCGGCATCAAAATGGCGCTTAAAAAGGACGAGACAAAAGAAAACACTAAGCTGGATTTTGTCGGTAATGCCAAAGTGTTCTGGAGTGATGGTGGCCAGCCAGCGCAACAGAGTGCGCCTTCTTCTAACCCTACCATTGAAGAAATGGATGACGATATTCCCTTCTAACTAAAAAACCCCCCTACGGCACAAGTGCTTTCGGGGGGAAACCATAGGAGTTTACAAGGCAGGGGAACCTTGCCCAACTAGGATAACATAGGAAGTAGTTATGACAAATGCAGGAAAATGCCTTCGGGTAGCCCAGGAGCTTAACAGCATCAACAGCAGTAAGGTTGCCGATCTAATGAATGTAAGCCGTCAGAGAGTGTTTCAGTGGCGCAAACAGGAGAATATGAAGCTGCACACGGTTCAGGGCTTATGCGAGATCTTTGATTTAACCCTTGATCAGTTCTGTAAACTTTGCGACAAATAAGAAAAAACCCCCTGTTTGACGAGGGGGCTTTACTTTAAGCCTTGGGGGGGCTTATACTTGATAGTGCGAACACCAAGAAAGGTAATTATAGCTATAGAATCCTATAGCGTCTACACCAAATCCTTTCTTTGAATGCAAAACATTGTTTCGGCTTTAGGCTGGCGGTTCCTTAAATTAAACGCCGGATACAGGGTTGACCCTCCCTACAGAGCCTCACAGTTAAATCGGTTTTTAGCTGTGAATAGTTTGGATATACGATAGAGACAATTGTTTAACCGCAAAGTCGCTTTTGCCCTTTGATCTTGAATTTTACT